CGCCGGTCGGAAGCCTTGCCGCCGAACGGAACGCGCAGGAAGTCGTTGCTCCACTCGCCAGCCAGAACGTCACACAGCGGGGAGCCTGCGCCCGTGGAGTCGACCGCGAGATTCTCGGGTTTGATCCCTCGCTTGGTGCATTCCTCTTTGACTTTCTGAACAATCTGGTAAGTGCGCGGGACTGCCTTGTTGGTGGCGTCGTCATTGATCTGCACGAAATCCTCGTATTGTAGGCAATACTGGCCGCTCTGATCGAGCCCGACCCGCGCGATGGCTAGCACCGTTCGGTCACCCCCGTTGGTGAACGCGGGGTCAAGTCCCGCAATCAGGGTGGTGTTGCCGCTAAACTGAACCCGGCTCAGGGCTCCGCTGGACACCAGCTCCGATTCGCTGTAGATACCCTCCGACTCATCGCTGTCGAAGAACACCGCTCGGACCATTCGCATGTAGGCTCGCGACTTCTCGCCGAGCAGCGCCTTATCCTCCTCGACCTTTTCGAATGTCGGCAGGAAGGGGTAGATCGTATCTCCTGCAAGGATATTCGGGGATCGTTCACCATCCAACCTGATGTAGCGTCCGTTCCACTTGGTCAGCCACGTGTCGTCCGTGTCTGTCCTGACGGACTCCCACCCGTCTCGCGGAGTGGACCAGATTCCGAAGGCGTCGAAACGGGAAGCAGGGTTGCTCAGGGCTTTGAGCTCAAACTTCGGGTTCTTCGACAAGTTGCTCAGGCCCGCCTGCACGATGGCTTCGCTGAGTTCGCCAAGCTCGTCGGCAATCAAGATCACGTGCTTCTGCTTCAGACCGATGAACTTTCCGATAGCTTCCTTGGTTCGACTTCGCTCGGCCGCAATAAGGGACAGTCCCGCTCGGTCGAAGGTCTGTCCTTTATCATCAATGTAGTTTGCAGACCCCGTAGAATCTCGGATGTTCACCGGCGCTCCTTCGATCACCGAGAGCAAGCTGATGACGGAACCCCAGATACGTTTCCGGGCTTCCCGCAAAGTGGTGCTGGTCATCAGAACCAAGGTGTCCCTAGGCTTGGCGAGCCAAGAGATGATTCCGTAGCCCGCTAAAGTATGACTCTTTCCAGATGATGCAGAACCCCCAATGGAGAGATACTTGTTGTTGATGCATTCATGAATGATCTTCTCCGACCAAGGATGCTTGATGAACATCTTCTCGGGCAGCCCATCATGATTCCACAATGTATCCGCGATTCTCCAGAAGTAATACTCCCTAGCCCTCGCCGAAGGGTGGTTCCCAAACCCCCACAGCAACGCGGTGAGAGTGCTTGTAACCGGAATCGGGAGTCCTCCGACATCCATCATTTTCGTGTCACCATCGACTCGGGGTTCCAGCGTGTGGCGCACCGGTTTCTTCTCAGGCTTCTCTTTTTTTGGTCTTCCCATGGCAGTAGATTGGGGAGGTAACCACTTTTTTCCTTGACGATCAAGTCAAATAAGGCACTCATTCCGCGCATGCCCGCACGCACGAAGGCCACCGAGAAGGCCAAGAAAGCCGCAAAGCAGAAGCGAGAGAAAGCTTACGAGAACGCTTTGATGCGCAGCCGTGCCGTCTCGATGCTCAACCAAGGGATCATCCGTGCCCGCATCGCCGAGCAGCTTGGAGTCACTCCCGCTACGGTCACCCGCTGGCTGAAGGAGTCCGGCATCGAGCCCGTCTCCAAGCAACCATGCCCCGACACGCTCGGGCTTGAGGCCCCCACGTTCACCGACATCCCGTTGACCTTCGAAGACGATCCGGGGCCCGATGAATTTGAGGAGGCGCTGGAACAAAGTCTCGACGGGTCTGCTGAGCACCCCCTGCTCGCTGCTCGCGACGAAGAGGAGCAGGGCATCATGGCTGTGGCTGAGAACCAGTCGACGCCTGCCGACAAGTATCAGGCCTTCGTCGCGGCCCAAGCCATCCGCATGTTCCGCGACAGCATGCCTCACATTCGGGGCCCTCGCACTGTCAAGGAGATGTCCGAGCTGGATCAAATGATCCGCCGGAACCTCGGCCTCAATCCTCGCGGCGGCAGCGGTGGCGCTGGGACTCTGCAGATTGACATTTCGATCCTCAACAACACCAAGGCGGACGTCGGCGGAAGCGCCATCCCGCAGCGGGTCTATGAGGCGGAGATCATCGACAACAACGAGGAAGACGAAGATGAGTAAGCCAAGAGAGCTCAAATCAGAAGGAGTCCGGTTCCAGAACCGATACCGCGACACCGTCACCATCCGCCGGATCTCCGACGTCACGTGGCTCTTCGACGTCGACGGTGAAGGACACTGGCGTTTCGGTAACACCTTCGTTGACCCTGCTGGAGGGCCTTTTGTTTCCGTTGGGGTTACCCTGAGCAGGATACACCCCAAGCTCCCCGCCGACCGGCAGATTGCCAAGATTGCCTTTGGCCCCTACGATGTTGACAGCAGCGGCTACGAGTATTCCGGCTGGCTCCTACATACTGAACCCGTTGTGCCGCAATGAAGCTCACCGACACCAGCATCGTCATCGGGGTTGACAACGGACTGGACGGCGGCCTCTGTGCCCTGTCCGCTTTCGACGGTTCCCTGATTCATGCGATCCCCATGCCAACCCGTCAGATCGGAGGGAAGCGAGAAGTCGACCCCTCGGCGGTCTACGTCTGGGCTACAGGGCTGGGGGACTTCAGCTCCCGCATCCTGTTCGCTATCGAGGAGCCACTCAAACACGCCAAGAGCTCACAGGCCATGCGATCCATGGGCATCTCCTTCGGGCTGCTCTGCGCCACCGCTGAGATGATTGGCTACCACATTCGCCGGATTCAGGTTTTGGATTGGCAGGGCCCCGTGCTGGGCCGCGTCGCTCGCGGCAAGACCAAGCAGCGAGCCCTCGAAGTGGCTTCTGCGCGCTGGCCCGATGAAACTTGGCTGGCCTCTTCGAGACACCGCACACCCCACGACGGCATGGTTGATGCCGCTCTCCTTGCTGAATTTGCCCGCAACACCTACACCACCGTAAAAGCCCATGGATCATGACATCCTGCCCCGCCTCCGAACCATCGTGAAAGACCTCTGCGGAAAGGGGAGCCACGTGATGGTGCCCCGCCTGATCCTCGACGTGATCGAAGAGGACCAGATCGTCGAGTTCGTCGAAGCCGTCCGAGAGGAGTTCGACATCCCGCTCCCTGAGAATGTCATTGACGAGGAGACCACTTTCCGCGAACTCATCGAACTCATCACCGAACCATGAACCGAGAAGACCTACTGAACCTGCATGATGAAACCTGTGCCAAAGCGCGGTCCATCATGGAAGCCAAGAACAACGACTACACCGGAGGCAAGCAAGCCACCGACGCGCTTGCCAACTTCAAGTCCTCAACCGCACTGGGCCTGCATCCGGTAACCGGACTCCTGTTGCGGATTCAGGATAAGCTCATGCGCATCCGGAGCTTCGTCGCTGACGGCGAGCTGCGGGTCACTGGTGAGACCGTCACCGATGCCTGCGATGATCTGCTGAACTACGCAATCCTCTGCAAGGCGCTGCTGGTTGAAGAAGCGCAACAACTTGACAGCGTTGAATCCTCCAGCGAGCCACTGGACTACGCAACCTTCTACAAGGCGATAATGTGCGAAGAAGCGCAGCAGCTCGACAGCAGCGGGCCGACACCCCGCCTCAAATTTGAAGAGAAGCCGGAGCACGATTGCCAGTGCGGCCGCAGGTTGGTCTACCACTACTCACTTGGCTGGTGCTGCGAGGATTGCCACCTGTGAAACTTTTCTGAAAAAAGATCTTGCCCCCTACGGCGGGCATGGTAACAAGGCTCTCGTATGGCACACGAAACACCAGACCACAGCGTCAAGCCCAGCTACATGATCCACGTCGAAGGCAAGGGTTCACCCACCGTCTTCCACGACGAACTCCCAGTCGCCGCCAAGGAAGCCGAGCGCCTCGCCAACAAAGAGCAGCGCAGGGTTGCGATCTATCAAGTCGTCGCGGTCGCCACCCCACCCAAGCCGCAGCCCGTTGAGTGGTCCTTCGCGGAGAACGTGTCGGTTGGTTGTAGCCGCTCGTGCGACCAAGAGCTCGAAGAGGAGAACATCGACGACATTGTCTCGCGGTCCATCGAAAGCCTTCTTGAATCCCTCAAGAGGGGTAATGGTTGACCCCAACACGCCTCGGTAGCTCAGCTGGTAGAGCGCTTGATTTGTAATCATGAAGTCGTGGGTTCGAATCCCACCCGAGGCTCTCTTTCAAAGTAGAACAAAACCATGAGCACAGGAGCAGGCAAGGGTAGTCTCCCACGGCACGTAGACGGTGAGAGTTTCCGGAGCAACTACGACCGGATCTTCTCTCGGAAATCCTCGGCAACGCCAAAGGACGACAAGCCCAAGGAAGCAGAGACCGCCACGCCCGAGCCCCCTAGTGTTCAAGACGACCGCTCGCAGACCGGCTAAAGTCTGCGGCCACATCCCAGCCGTCGCAGTGAGGTGCGTCCAACGTATCCGTATCGGTAGAGCCTGACCGACGGTTGGAATGTGGTGGCGGCGACTCGGTGTGAAGCAAATGGAGACTTACAAGCTCACCCGATAGCTCAGGGTTAAGCGCCGAGAAGCCAGAGCTCCCTAGCCGACTTGCGGGCAAAGGAGCAACCATCAAATCCGCTGACAGACCGGCCAAAGTCTGTCACCCCATTCCAGCCGTCGCAGCTAGGGCACAAAATGACAAGGGCTAGTCTGCCTGCGAACCATCACTAGTGAGCTACTTAGCCGACGGTTGGAATGAGGTAATCAATGCGCATGGGTTCGCCGACTCGCACCATGCTCCACGTTGCTCTGCCTCACATTCCTTTCTCAAGAACGATGAACGAACTAGAAGCGCGAACCGTAGCTTTGCTCCGACTACACTTCAGATGCAGCTTCGGACGGCTTGCCATGTGCTGCCAAGCACTATGGGATGCTGACCGCTGTGAGGAAATCACTGGTTACCGTTACGGCTCCCCGATGGGTCAAGGCATGGTGGTCGCAATGGAGGATTACTTCCAGCTGGAGCGCTGCGAATCTGACAAGATGAGCATGGGCGAGCAGCAATGCATGGCCTGTGGGCGTTCTCAGGTAGCCATCAGTAAGACGCATGACACACCGAAACATTGCGGATTCTGTGGAGAATCCTCAAGCCTGTGGAGTGCTCTCGGTTGAGCGCCGCAACCACCCTTTTCCAAGAACCAAACAAACCAGAAAGCACGACCATGAATCCTGAAACCGAAAAGAACATCAACGAAGCCATCGACTGGCTCCAATCAACCGGCGGCTCGATCCAAGACTTCGCCTCCGAGCAGGCTCCACTCTACTGCCAAGAGGTGGTGCGATGGGAGCTGTGGAGTTCCGCAGTCGGATCAGCAGTCGGAATTCTGATGATCGTGGTCGGCGTTGTCTCGGGACTCCTGTTCGTCAAATTCATGCGAGAGGACGAGGGGGAGCCGAATGGCCGGACGCTTGTTACCTGCGGCATTATGTTCTTGAGCCTTATTTTTGGTCTCATTGCCTCGAAAGACTCCGCTCCTCGACTCATCAAAGCCCTCACGGCACCACGCATCGTCATCGTCGAGCACCTTCGCGGACTGAAGCCATGAGCACACCACCCGTATCCAGATTCATCCGTCTCTCCGACCAGATCAGCGACCGGTGCCTGTTTGAAGCCTGCCAGATGGTCATTGATGCCAGCGCGTTCCAGTCGTGGCCAGCAGCGATCACGTTTCACCATGCCTACGAAGGCGGGCTGCTCGCCCACACGCTCGAAGTCGCCGAGATCGCGCTCCACATCGCCGACCAGTTTCCGCAGGTAAACCGTGACGTGCTCATCGCCGCCGCACTGTGGCACGACTACGGAAAGATTTTCGAGTATGTGCAGGTCGAGTCCGCTGTTTTGCTTGACTCCGGGGAGCGCGTGAAAGTCCCCGGAGCCACTGGCAAATGGTTGAAGGGAGCGAACATTCGTCACCTGCTCACTCCTGATAGTGCCTACGCATGGATTCACGACCCCAACGCGATGTCGCACATCCTATCCTCGGCGATCCAGTTCCATCAAGCCGCGTTGACGCACAGCGTCGATCGGGCCACCCGAGATGCCGTCATCCATTGCATCCACGCCCACCACGGACCCGTCAAGGAGTGGGGCTCGCCCGAGGCTCCGCGCACCATCGAGGCGCTGATCTTGCACCAAGCCGACATGCTCTCAGCGGGCTACGGCGCAACCAAGGAGAAGCCATGAGATTTTCGTATATAGAAATCGAAGACGGAGGAGCTTCCATCGAGGTTCTTCGGACTATTGAAGATCTGATTGAATCCATGGGGGCTCAACCGCACGAAGCGGAAGAGATCCGCGCATGGGCAGAAGACTCCGCAGAAGGTTCCGTGCTCTCATGGAGAATGGGGTGGGTTTTCCGCACCTGCGGAAGACACGACACTCTAAAGGCAAAATGGAAGTCCAAACCATGAGACCAGAAGAACAACGAATCGCCATCGCCAAGGCTTGTGGGTGGACGGATATTGGATTTGCACGCTTTGGCGGCACTGGGCTGGACCCGCTGGATGGTTTGAGGGGTGATCTACCGGATTACCTGAACGACCTCAACGCGATGCACGAAGCGGAGAAGCTACTGCTAGAAAACTCAGGAACTTGGACCCGTTACGTAACGGAACTGAAGATACAATCCGCAAAGTTCGGGATGCCGCTCTTCCACCTGAACGCCACCCAACGAGCCGAAGCCTTCCTGAAAACCCTCAACCTTTGGATTGAATGAAAGACCTCCTCGAAATCGCCCTGTCCGGCTTCTGGCCCTTCGTCGGTGCAACCACCCTAGCCATACTAGTTTGCGACACCATTGCTAGACTGACCCGCACAGTTTTTCTCTGTTGGAACCGATGGCTCCGCAGCCGCAACATCA